GTTATTGTTGTGGTGTTGTCAGTTGTGACATAGGTGTATGTTCCTGGATCTTGAAAGGTGCTATCAATATACACTTTAACAGACGGAACTGTGTCCACTGGCAAGGCTGCCACGTCCAATAACAAAGGTGTATTGACCGCATACACAAAACTAAACTGTTGGTAAATCTTGCTCTTGACCGCGGCTGTTTGCCATCCAAGTTCTCGTTGATAAACTAGTCGGTCGGCATATTGTCTTACAAAACCTATGCTGACATTTTTTGTATAACTTACGTTATCTTTGACATAGAGAAAAGTATCTGCGTAAAGATTATTGTCAAACACAATATCACCAATGTTGTTGATACTGAGATAGCGCAACGGAAATCCCAACACAGTGTCATCTAGTCCGGGACCAAGGGCATAACTAAACAATTTGGATCCTGCAAAGGTGCTACTAGGGTATACCACACGATTACTAAGACTGTAACCATTACTGTCATAGACATCAAACAACGGCGCTTGATTTACGCTGGTCTTTTGTTGTGCTCTAATCCATTGCACACCGTCATAGTAAAAACTTATACCTTGCAAAGTATCTCCGCTGAGGCAGACTACTGTTTGATCAACAAGCACGTCAGCATCACTTGCGGGCACTAGATTAATAACTGGCTCTGAAAATGAACTGCCATCATCACTGAATGTGACAAATTCAACAACATAAATTTTATCCCTGACATCAGGGTCAGTATCCCGGGCAAAGATAACTCTGGATCCAGCGATGAATGTGTACCCATCAACACCATAACCCACAGTTCCGTTAATGGTACTGAGAGCATCGGTTGTGGTAAAGTCAATAATGTCCACGGGCTGTTTGCCTTGTGTGCCCATTTGATACAATCTTGTGCCGCCGCGAAATTCTAAAATAGGCCGCTTGGCCCTAAATGCATTGTCTACAAGAGGTACAGTGTTATTATACGTGGCCGAGGCTGTGATAACATCAATATGGAACCAGCGATTGCTACGTGTCCAGGCGTTGAGGTCGGGGGAATCCAATGCTATGGTCAGGTAGTCAGGGACCAAAGGCTGATTCAAACTGGCATCAAAGTTACCCACATCATAAGGAGTTGAATCAAAAGGTACTGTGGCACTTTGTGTAGAAGTTTCTGGTGTGACATAGTTAACAACTGGCAACAGTTGAATGGCTGTGCCAACTCCGGCCACATAGTATTCCTGATTGGCGTAACTGGTAGGCACAACTGGTGCAAGAAATTGCACTTTAAGGTTGTTGGTAAACACCACGCCATTGGGACTGGTATAATTCTTTTTGCCTAAAATATCTGTAACAACATTGATAGTTGAACTGTCGACTTGATCAACCAATCTAATTTGACCAAATATGTCTGGGTTGGTACCATCTTGGTACCATAATACGTCTTTGATTGCAGTCAGTAACGGAACTTCAGTGATTGCGCTACTGGCGTCACTGTACCAGGTTGTGCTGGCCCATTTGGTACCAAACAAAATACTGAATTTGGTCAACGTGTTTACTGTGGCAATAGGAGCCAAATTCACAATAGGCAGACCATCAATATCATAAGTGTATTGTATTTGCCAAACGTTGTTGGTTGGGAAAGTGGGGGAGATTGTGAATACCAGAGTCTTGTTGTTGAGATTGGTGATTCCATCTATACCACCATAATCAGCAATAATGTCACTAAGATACATGCCATTTAATTGCTCATAACTCAATTCACACAACAAGTCCACGTTGCCAAGGTTGGTTAAATCATAGTAGAATTGCTGTGCATTTTTAAATGGTACATAGAAACTAACTGTACCCAAGTCTTCACCATTGTTGGATACTCCTGCAACAGTTCTACTACTGATGTTAGGAGCGTAAGGTAATTGTCCGTTGATGCCCGGATCGGTTTGAATCCAGAATGCGTTTCCAGTTTGACTCACATCAAATGTATAGTTGCCGCCACGTACCAGGGTAATCACAGGGTTGTTACCAATCACACCACTAAAGGTGTAAGCATTGGTAGAGCGGGTGACTGTGAAGTTATCTGTTAATGGTATCTCGGTTGCATAAACATCTACTGAATCGGGGCCTGCTGGTAACCAATAGTACTGACTGTAGTTTACAAATTTGTCAAAACTAACAAACGGATCCCAAGTGTAGTACTCACTGGTATAAAGTCTATCGCTCTTGGTAGTGTTGGCACCTTGAACTGCCAGTGCATCTGTGATGCCTGGATATGTGATGGCATCTTGTATGTCAGTGGTGTCAGGTTTGAGACTGATAACACCTGGTTCCAACTGATAGTTGGCTCTAGTGGCATCAGGTTCTAGTACATAGTAGTCGTTGGGATTGACACCGGGGCCAACCCTACGACCTACATAACCTTGTGTTTTCTTAAATGAAGGCTCTTGGACCAGTTGATCCAGGGTGGCATTTAAAAATTGTTTGTTGGGAACAGTCTGAAATATATCAGGTAAAAAATCAACAGTGCGTATGGCCATTAGATTACTCCACTGCCAGGTGCAGTTCTAATATTGGTACTGGTCAATGCAGTAATCACTTCCACGCTACTGACTCCGGCGCCATTTGCAAATATCTCGCTAGGGCCACTGCGTATCTCATATAGGTCACCAAAACTCTTTAATGGGTCCAGCGGTACCAGCACAACCGAACTTACTACTCCGCCCATGTTGGAATGGATGTAAGCGGCCAATTCTGAGAAATAGAATGTTTGCCCAAAGTCCCACTTGTCAATACTAAAATAATTGTTCAAATTTGCTACCACTAGATTTTTTATTTCACTTTCGCTGGCTGTACTATCGGCTGCACGAATAACTTTGATTGTGGCCTGTAATTCTTTAGCGGCCTTGGGACCAAACAATGGTTTGAATACCACGCTGTTTACAATCACATTGTCACTGATCATCTTGTAGTCATTAAGTCCTTGATAGGCTGTATTAAGTTCATCTATAGTAGGGACATCGGGTTTAGGAACTGTGTCAGTAACATCACGCAACCAATTTTGATAAGCAGTGTAGTAGGCTTGGTTGACCACATAGAGATCAATAATATTGGTTGTGCCTGGATCAATTCTACTGGTCAATGCGGCGTTGTGTCTGTATTGATAGTACAGGCTTTGGCGACCAACTCTAGCCAACCAATCACCTGACACTTCCACAAGACTACGAACACCGGTGCCACTAATAACTAGTTCATAGAACGCACCCAGTTGACCGGCCAATGGACCAACTGTGATGGTTTGATTGTAAGCATAAAATACTTGACCGGGCACGAACTGCGATAATACTACTTCGATGTCGTCTTTGGTGGCATATTCAGAGACTACACGTCCGGGTTCTACTAACAGGTAGCGTTGCAGATTGTCAAAGTCCACGGTCTTTTCAAAGAATACCAATTTGGTAGTGGGGTTCACTGTGGGCGCCACAATCTCATCAAAAAAGTCCGGATCATCGGGCACACCATCGCTGTCTGAATCTTGATAACTCACAAACACCTGATAGTCATCAACAAAGCCATCACTTTCTACTGGCTGTCCAACAATGGCCATTCGAATGTCGCCAGGTAACGGAACATTTGTATCGGGTCTTGAATTGGTTTTTAATACATTCACAAAGTCAGCAATCACTGTGCCTGTACGGCTGTCATAAATGCGTTGAGCAGTTTCAAAGAAAAATCTAGTTTGTAGCACGGACCCAAACAAGTAAAACAGCGCACGACTGGTCACAGTATATGTGGTGCCGTTAGTAACAAACTGTATCAACCAACTAGCATCTTGGTTGGTTCCCGATGTACTTTGTGCATTGGCCAAACTGAATGGTGCATCAACTGCTAAATTTGTGCTGGTGATCACGTACCAAGTGGCTGTGGTGTTATCGTAACCCAGTCCAAAATTACGATATAATACGATTTGATTGGTAATGTCAGTTATTGTGGTGCTGGGTAAATCTGTCACAAACAGCGGGATAACCTCAACAGGGATAGCACCTGTGGGTACAAAGTTATTGAGTGTAACTGGCCCTGTGCCATTTGAAAAATTGCCCTGACCTTGATTGGTCCCGTCTAGCACAATTGCAGTGGGACTGGCCCAGATAATCAACTTGTCGTTGTCCTGGCTAGGTGTTCCTAGTTTGAGTCTGTTGTTGCTGTCAAAGTAGTAGCCGGTAGGGGGTACAAATTGTACCAGAGAACCCACTTGTATGTATTTGCCCACAGTACTACTGTAAGTTCCGATGGCAGCAGGAAAACCCAATGCGTTTACAAAGTAACCAGTGGTCTCATTTGCCAGTGTGGTGCTTTGATTCCAGGTGAAGTTCAATACTTCAAGATTGGGCCTGGGGAAATTTGCGTAATAGAATTGATCTAATCCAGTAGAAACCAACAAAGGCTGAATGTTGTTTGTGACCACTGTGGCTATGTCATTACGTGTGAGCCAGGTGAAGTTAAAAGTGGGCAGTTGATTTTCTTCCCACAAAGCACCATCACTGCCAAAGGTATTGGTACTTGAGTACTTGCCGGTATTGTCTACTAGGTCAAGATAACGACTGGTACCAATGCTGGCACGATTCAGTGCGTTACTTTTGATAATTGAGTTGTAAAGAGTAAACGGGAAGTTGCTGTAGTCTTCACCATTGACCATGCGATTCTGTGTGTAATATCTAGCAGGCGCACGTTGCTTGATTTCATCCAGTGTCTCACGAGGTTGTGCATTGCTCACAGGTTGTGTGATGCCGCAAGTGAATGTGATAGTTTCAATTTGTCCCGTACGGCTTACATAACTGATGGGTATGACCACACTCTGCATTTCTTCAGGATTGATAATGTATCCCAATCCGTTTGATGCGCGAACATAAGCACGGAATGTTCCCACTGGTATGGTACTAAACACACCATCACCAAATGTGAGTGTGATCTGATCATTGGTTCTGCTGACCACAGAAAATAATTTTCGTTGATCTGGTGCCAGTTGTTCTGTAGCGGCGGCATACACACTTTGCACATACTGCCATTCAAATTGAACATTGCCCACTGTGTCCAATTGATACAACCAACGATCTTGGTTGTTGACCCCTTCAATATTGATAGGAACTGTACGATTGGCAATACGTTCTCCGAGATTGAAGTCTTGATTTTGCAACACACCTTGTTTGAAGTAAAAGAAGTAACCTGTATTGGCGCTGGCAAAACCCAGTTGGTCGTTACGGAACAACACATTGAAAATACCGTTAGGTAGAGGACTAGGCTCATACACATAGTCTCGGCCTACAGAAGTTGAACTCACTGCTTCAAACGGCATAGCAATGCCGTCCACAGCGGCAGTATAAGGAATTACTGGCAAGAATCCAGGAACTAAATTGATACTGTATTCTGATGTGTCAACTCCTACAATAGTTTGTTTGGCACCTGGACGACCCACACGTTGTGTGTTGACCAAGGCAGCATTAAGGATAGCAGTAAATTGTTCGACCCAGTTGAAGTTGGTAGGATCGTTCCAGTTTATAGTAACATTGGCTAAATTTACACCATTAAAGTCTGTGACATTTTCTGTAGTCTGTACGCTGAATACTTTGAGATAACCTTGTGCGGCTTGATTACGCTTGGGTGTGTAACTGACCAATTCAGCCAATTTGACCACGCTGTCTCTGCGTTCGGCTGTGCCTAGGTAATTTTCTCTTGTGTTTAAATCATTGCGGAAACTCATGGCCTGCCCCATGAATGCAATGACGTCTAGCATGGCAATAAATTCTGAACTTTCAATATAGTCATTGAAACTTTCAGGATAGTATTGACGTATGTAGTCTACAAAACTCTTGCGTAGGGTTTCAAAGTCATAACTTTGAAAGTCTGCTTCGCGATAGGTTTGATAGATTCTTTTCCAATCCTCAACACCAAATACAACTGTTTGTCTTGTGGTACGTGCCATAATATTCCGTTTCTTTTATTTATTGCAAAAATAAACGGCGTAGTTAAACAAAACTGGCTCGTCTTGCTTGTTGATCAAAAAATATGCTTAATCTTTCTGCTGTGGTGCTAGGAACTATTTGTACTTGCAATTCTATTAATACTCCGTTCAGTTGAGGATAATAATTTACATCACTGAGATAGATTCTTGGATCGCCGCCGGCAATTCGTTGTATCTCTGCCAAGATAGCGGTCTGTGTAGTGGTATCTTGATTTTCAAAAACATAATCTAACAATGTGGAACCATAATCAGGACGTCCTGGTAGGGATCCTTGACGAATATTAAAAGCATTTAGTAAATCACGTTTGACTAATTCCCCGTCTGTAAGCGTGAATTTTTTGTACTGATTAATAGTGCTATACCCGATAAATGTGGCCATACTAGTATTTATATCCTAACATTACCAGAAACTAGCAATAAACTCAAAGGCCTCTTCGGCCAATGGTGCGGCGTCGGCTAGAACTGAGTCAGCGCCGCCTAATAGATCTGCAGGTAATTCAAATGCTGAAATATCAAGTTCGGCTAAATCAAGTGGTATGTCAAGTGCGGCTGACGAAAATTCAATATTTGACAATATATCCGATGCTCCGGGTATGTTACTCAACAGGTCGGCTGCTCCTGGAAGATTACTGATCTTGCTCAGCAATTGCGAAGCACCTTGTATTTGATTCACAAGTCCTTGTCCTGATTTTATCAATGATAAAATCTGGTTGGCGCCAGGCACCTGAGATAGTACTGCTAATCCTGCAGATGACTGTGCCAGTTTAGTAAGTAAAATTGAAGATGACTGATTGACTGCAGCCACTTGTGAACTTTGCGCCCTTGCATCAACTCCCAACACTGGATTGGCAAATATGTTACTGGGTATTTTGTTATTACCTATTATGCTATTGAAAGCAGTATCTATTACTGAACGATTCACTGTGTTAGAATAACCTCGGGGAGTTTGAACACCTGTTTGCAATGGATTCCCGCCGCCACTAACTGACTGATTTACTGAGCCAAAATTCATACCAAATATGGATTGCACTGCAGAAGTGGTCAACTGACCGATATCACTGCCACCTACTGTGTTATTCAACCATGCTGTGGTTGCGCCAGTACCATAATTGGCCGCATTATTGACCACTGCACCTAAATCTGTGTCGGAACCGAACACATTATTTTTAGTATCCGATACCACACCTAATTCAGATAAGTTATCGTAACTGCTGGCCAGACAACTTTGTTGTGCCGCGCTCTGTAATGTGGAGTTGGTCAATACCGAATCAAGATTTTCTGCGCCGCCCTCACCGGTCCATACAGTGGGACTACTGAGTATGCTGACTGTGTTTGCAGGATCTTGATTGATCAAGTCTGCTGTGCCGGGTTTGATTAGGCCGGCCTGTTGCAATTGATCTGGTGTGAGTCCGTAAGT